GGAATCACAATTCTTGCCTCTGGTAATACCCCGCTTACACTAACGACATCACACGGAGTTATTCTTGTGGACACAAGCGCGGGAGCATATCAAGTTACTCTTCCAAGTTCGGACTTAGCCGACGGCCAAATTTTCCATATTAAAGATCAGGACGGAAATGCCAGCACGAACAATATTACGATTGCTCTGGCAGACACGACTAATGATAGAATCGATGGCTCCACAGCGAATGTGGTCATCAATCAAGATTACGGCTCAGTGACCTTGACACAGTACGAGGTTTCTTCGGGCGTCTATCAATACTTCATTTTATAATTATAAGGAACATTTATTATGACTGTAGGATTAGGAAAATTAGAACCCATTATGCACCAGCGAAATTACGCGCCTAGCTTATGTCAAGCTCGAAAAACCTTCAATAATAACGCGAATCAAATGCATCTAGGCACTTGCGCAATGCCTAAAGATATGTCCTCCCGGGACAGTATCGTGATGATTTGGGCGGGCACCGTTAATGTTGACGGCGATGATCCTGGATATAAGATTGAGATTGCAGACGAGGCTGGAAATTCACACAGTACGGCGTGGGAATATAACCATGGATCTTCTATGGCCTTCCGGGTCGCTGAGTGTACAAGATATACAGCTACAAAAGCAGTGACTTCAGACCTTGTTGATTACTGCACAGGATCCGGTACCGGCGATTCTGCGGCTGATTGCCACCTTTCTAGGGTAGACCACTTTAATGCCAATACCAGCGAAGGACTATCTAGTACCTACGGCTTTACAATGTTTTTAAGGAGGGGCTAAGTAAGTGACGTATAAACATCGATATTGCATTCCCTTCTTGCAATATAAGCGCTCGAACGGAACACAAGATCCAATCAGTTATGGTTGGACTAAATCGTGTGGTGCAGATGAAACATCTCCATCAAGCCTTTGGTATTTTGTGTTTCCAGCAGGCATGACAACGCGAGATATGATTCATGTTCGCGTCGGGATCTACGAGCCCACCACGGCCGACCGAGGTTTTAAACTTTACTTTTGCGAAGCCAACTCCAGTTATTCCTCCGATGACCTTGTAGAATCATATATCTTAAATCCTGACGATACCGCAAATGAGGCCAAATATCCGGTGATGCATTTAAAAAAGCGCGTTAGTACTGATCTTGCGGCTTGTTCTACCAACAATACTTGTATGCGCTCATGGGTGAGCCCTTCCGAGTCCGGATCCGGAACAGTCTATATGCACGGTTTGTTGGCGTGGGTAGAAAAAAACGTAGGGGGACCATAGCAGTGACTTATAAACGCGACGATGACGTAATACCTCTTCTATTTTGCAATTATTTAGGGCCGAAGCCCAATGTAATCATACCATTTCACTTACCAGAAGACCTTACCGCTAACGACAAGATCCATTTGAATATACCGCTTAGAAATACAGCCAGCAGCGGCGATATTGTCATGACCGCATATATTAGGAAGGCTAACGACTCGAACGCAGATTTTGACATTCATAACTCAGACGGTGACTCAACGGCTTTTGGCACAGACTGGGCTGCTGCAGCAACGGTAACTATAACAGGCCATGGCGGAAGTTTTTGTAACACAGTCGGACGTTTTGTTTTTGCTGTAGGTCATGCCGACTATATAACGTGGGCCGCAGCAGGAAAGCTTTTTGTCTTTACATGTACTTTAGACAGCGGCAATGTAACCGCTTTGAACTCACACGCATATTTAGAGAGGTGCAGATAGTCATGCCAACACTTTATTTAGGTATGGTCGAGAGAGGATTTTATTCAGATGTCGATCTGGAAATTAACGGCGCGCAGTTAGGCGAGCTTGATGTCTTACCGGGTGACACCGATAATACTCTCACAAACGCTTTGAATAGTGTCGATGGTGTAACTGCCACACTGAGCGAAAGCGGAGAAATCACAATAGAATGGAGTGGCACACTTGTGGTAGAAGGACGAGATCCATCCGGTGGCGGAACGGTAGACTTTCAAGCAGGAACTTACGAATAAAAATTAAGTGCAAGTGCTTGTTTTAAACAACGTTAACATTATGGTATAATTAAGTGCGTGAAGAAGCGAGACTTAAATACAATAGCTGAAATAGAGCGAGCTATTCAAAAAAAATATGGATACGATGCTGTCCGACACCCAAGATCCAAGTGGTCAGAAGAACAAGAGAATGATTATCTAGACCAACTTAAAAAGCTTTCTGAAAAAGAAGATAAACGAAGACAAAAGATTGAAAAGATTGAAAAAGACGGGTTTTTAATCAGCAAAAAACTACTTAATAAAGAGAGTAACAGGAATTGCCCCGTTTGTGAAAGTTATTCGTTTGATATCAAAGACAATATGTATATGACTAAGTTTTCTTGTTGCTATTTATGTTATATAGAATTTGTAGAACAAAGAGAAGAACGATGGGAGTCGGGTTGGAGACCCAGCAAAAATGAAATTAACAAAAGAAGATTTGGTAAAGATAGTTAAAGAAGAACTTGAGGATCGCTGGATTCCCAAAGCGAAACCATTAACAACAAGTTCTGGCGAGGTTTATGCATATGAGCCACCAGAAGAGTGGTTAGGCGTTGAGAACCCCTCACGCCAAATGAGTGTATTAGCTCCAGCTATCGATTTAAGCGCCGTAGAAGATCCAGGCGAGCCAATGGTTTTACAAGACCTTGAAGCAATGGCTCGTCAACATTTTCCCGATGCCCCATACCCATCACATCTTCCTAGTAGCGCAGAAATGCCTGAAGCAAAAGCACAAGCTCTTGACCAAGCCTTGGCAGACAAAGCAGAAGCAGAGCGCCTTAAGCGAAAAAAGATTCGGCACCTGACCGTGACCCAGGATGAAAAAGGTTATATGGTACCTGTGTCTAAAGAAAAATGGATCTCTGTTTACGAAAACAAAACAAAAATTACAAAACAAGATTTGGTCGAGATGATAAAAAAACATATGGAAGGCCTTTTTGAGAAAAAAACCAAGGTTACAGCCCCAGGGCAAAAACGTGTTTCAAAAAAGATCGGCCACCTAATTGGTAAAGAGAAAAAGGACAAAGATCAGGCCGCAGCAATCGCTTATTCAATGGAAGACCGCGGTGAGCTTAAAAAAGGTGGAAAACATTCGGTTGAATAGCCGAACAACAAACTATTTATTAAAACAAAACTTTTGCAGGAGAAAGTAAATGGCAACAGTATATGACGTAATAAGAGGTATTCATCAAGCGGCAGCAAATGCCTACGATGGTGCACATGATGAAAAAATCTCGCCTGATGGCAAAGCAAGAAAAGCGGGTCTGTCCCGCGAGGAAGGCGACGTGGTTCTAGATTCTAGAATTATGGATGGCTTCAACGTAGGTTTAATGGGCGACAAATTGATTCTCAAATATCAAGGTGAGTGCAGATTAGCGGAAACTCACGACCGCAACGCTTTTGAAAATGATGTTACAGCAAGATTGAAAGACATAGTAAAATATCTTAAAAAAGAATATAAGGCCATGCTAGGAGAAAATTTAACTTTGACTATGGTAGGTGAACCAGAAATATTGGTTCAATACATTAGCCGAATTAGGTGCTCGGTACAGGCGTCTTGTATATATAATGTTGGTGGGTTAAAGGGTGTTGAATCTGTGCGTCAAGCAAGCGACGAAAAACGTCTCGATAAAACATTCAGAGATTGGCTTAATCTTGGAAAAGGATAATATAAATTGGAAATTGGATGTCATACCAACTTACAAAAAAAGAGATCACAAAAGAAATCATAAAGTGTGGTAAAGACTCAGTTTATTTTATAGATAATTACGCAAAAATTTCACACCCAATGCACGGGTTGATTCCTTTTAAAATATACGACTACCAGGGCGCCCTTTTAAATGATTTCAACGACCACAGGTTTACAGTGATTTTAAAAGCACGCCAATTGGGTATTTCGACTATCACCGCAGCGTACATTGCATGGATGATGATGTTCCATAGAGACAAGAACGTTCTTGTTATGGCAACAAAGTTTTCTACAGCCGGAAACTTAGTAAAGAAAGTAAAGGCGATTGTAAGAAATTTACCGACTTGGATAAAAATGGCTGAAGTTTCTGTTGATAACAGGACTAGTTTTGAATTGTCGAATGGATCTCAAATTAAGGCGTCTTCAACATCTGGCGATGCCGGCCGTTCGGAAGCATTGTCTCTTCTCGTGATTGACGAGGCCGCCCATGTTGAAGGTCTAGAGGAGCTTTGGACAGGCCTGTATCCTACGTTGTCCACCGGAGGACGCTGCATTGCGCTTTCTACTCCAAATGGAGTTGGTAACTGGTTTCACAAAACATATGTAGAAGCCGAACAACGGGAAAATAATTTTCACCCTGTTAAATTAATGTGGGATGTACATCCTGACCGTGATCAAACTTGGTATGACAAAGAAACAAAAAATATGTCACGACGCCAAATAGCACAAGAATTAGAATGCAACTTTAATACTTCCGGAGAAACAGTTGTACATCCAGATGATATAGCAAAGATAAGTCAATATGTGTGCGAGCCAAAATACAGAGTTGGTTTTGATAGAAACTTTTGGATTTGGGAAAATTATAATTCTGATTATACTTATTTACTCGCCGCAGATGTTGCCAGGGGCGACGGGCAAGATAACTCTGTTTTTCATATCTTTAATTTAGATACGATGGAAGTTATAGGTGAATATCAAGGAAAAGTCACACCAGATATTTTCAGTAAGATTATTTATGATGCTGGTAAACAATATGGAGATTGTTTAGCTGTTGTCGAAAATAACTCTGTAGGATTTTCAGTTGTTGAAAAACTAAAAGAAATGAATTATCCAAATATTTATTATTCGATCAAGTCAACACATGAGTACGTGGACCAGGTTATAGCAGAGACTCACAACTCCGCAGTACCCGGTTTTACAACGTCCCTTAAGACAAGGCCAATAATAATTGCAAAGATGGAAGAATTTATACGTAACAATTTAATTAAAATTTTGTCTCCAAGGGTGTATAATGAAATGAAGACTTTTATCTGGGCAAATGGTCGTCCCCAAGCTATGAGGGGTTATAACGACGATTTGATAATGGCTCTTTCTATAGGTTGTTGGGTTCGAGACACTGCTTTTGAAGGCAAAAAAAGAGAAACCGAATACAAAGAAGCTATGTTAAACTCCATGATGAAAACAGATTCAGTCATGAACACTACAATCTCAGGAATGCACGGTTATAGACCAGGTAATAAATTAGACCCTAAGAAAGAAGAGGAAATAAAAAAATTCATGTGGTTATATAAAGGTTAAAATAAAATGGCAAAAAAGACAAAAAACTCCAGAAATCCGAGAAATCCAGATTCTCCACTTTTTAAACAGTTAACAAAACTGTTTTCAGGCCCGATTGTAAATTATAGAAAGCAAATCCCCAGAAGAAACAAAAGAAGGCATCTGGACAAATACAGTAACACTATCAAATCTGCTTCTGGTAAACAATTTAAAAAAACTTCTTATGACACATTTGAGAATTTAACTTCTAATCTTTTAGCTAGTCAAAATAGAGTTGAAAGATACGGCGACTTTGAGCAGATGGAGTATGAGCCAATCATCGCATCTGCTCTGGATATATATGCAGACGAAATGTCTACTTCAAGTGATTTACAGCCGCTTTTAAACATTAAATGCTCAAATGAAGAAATTAAGACCATTCTTGGTGATTTATATAATAAGGTGTTGAACTTAGAGCACAACCTTTTTGGCTGGTGCAGAACAATGTGTAAATTTGGTGACTTTTTCCTGTATCTAGACATCGACAACGAGGCTGGTATTCAAAATGTCATCGGAATTCCGTCGAGCGAGATAGAGAGAATGGAGGGTGAAGACAAAACAAATCCAAATTACGTGCAATATCAATGGAATTCCGGTGGGATCACGTTTGAAAACTGGCAAATTGCACACTTTAGAATTTTAGGCAATGATAAGTACGCCCCATATGGATCATCAGTATTGGAAGCTTCCAGAAGGATTTTTAGACAGCTTACTCTTTTAGAAGACGCAGTAATGGCTTACCGTATTGTCCGCTCACCAGAACGCCGAGTGTTTTATATCGATGTTGGGGGCATCAACCCAGAGGACGTTGAACAATATATGCAAAAGGTCATGACCCAGATGAAAAGAAATCAGGTTGTTGATTCGGCCACCGGCCGAGTTGATCTTCGCTACAACCCTTTGAGTATCGAAGAAGATTATTTTGTCCCAACTCGCGGTGGCGTCTCATCTAAGATTGAATCTCTTGCCGGCGGCTCATACACTGGAGATATTGATGACGTAAAATATTTAAAAGACAAACTTTTTGCAGCATTGAAGGTACCCCAAGCTTATTTGTTTAGAGGCGAAGGTGCAGAAGAAGACAAGACAACACTCGCTCAAAAAGACATCCGGTTTGCAAGAACAATCCAAAGACTTCAAAGGGTTGTTGTCGCGGAGCTTGAGAAAATTGGCATTATCCACCTTTACACGCTTGGATATAGAACAGAGGATCTTGTTTCATTTAAGTTGAGTCTCAACAATCCATCAAAGATTGCTGAGTTACAAGAATTGGAGCACTGGAAAGCTAAATTTGATACTGCCGGCTCCGCAACCGAAGGTTATTTTAGCCGTCGTTGGATCGCTCAGAACATGTTTGGTATGTCCGAAGAAGAATTCGTTAGAAATCAGAGAGAAATGTTCTATGATAGGAAATTTGATACGTCTCTTGAATTCGAAATAGAGATGGAAAACCAAGAATTGGCCGGCCAGTTAGGGGCCCCACCCGCCACCACGGCCCTCGGCGGAGCACCACCTCCAGGATCTCCACCGCCCGCTGCTCCACCAGGCGCCGATGAACCCGACCAAGCCGCCGCCGGCCCTGAGACACCCGCTACAGGCCCTGAAGGCGCCCCGCCTGAAGGTGGGCCACCCGAAGGTGCTCCCCCTTCACCTGAGGAAGGTGGAGAAGGCTCAGCACTATTAGCAGCACCCGGCAAAAGAGACGATACATATCAAAAAACAGACGCCCTAGGTAGAATTCACACTATAACACCGGCGTCTAAAGGAAAATGGTACACACCAGAAAGATATGACAAGAGATATCAAGGAGCTAGAACCAAAAGCTATTTAAGAAAGGCTACACCTGAAATGGGTACGCCAAGAACAATGAATCCTGGTTATTTTGACATGAGAAGCCTTTCTAGGGGAATTTATGAGAATAAGGAAACTAATTATAATCACGAGGAAAAATTATTGTTTGAGGTCCATCAAGAGGTTGAGAACCTGATTAAAGAATTGGAAACTAGGGAGAAGGATAGTGAAACTAAAACATAATAAAAAAAGAAACAGCGCGATTCTCTATGAGATTCTTATAAAAGAACTTACAAGGTCGACCGTTAACGAAGATTTAAATAAAAGACAAGAAATTGTTAATCTTATTAAAAAAACTTTTAACAAATCAACAGCAATGGGCAAAGAATTAGAGCTTTACAGGGTTTTATGCGAGGGCGAGATTCTTTCGCCGCCAACAGCGGAAAGACTTATATATGAAGCCCGCAAAGTGCATTCCCAAATAGATTCAAAACAGCTTTTTAATGAACAAACTAGCTTGATCAACAGCATGAACAGGCTTCTCTCCAAATCCGTTTTTGCTAATTTTGTACCAAATTATAAAAGCCTCGCAACAGTGTCACAGATCTTCAACCAGGAGACACCGATTAAAAAGAGGGTATTGCTAGAAGAATCTTTAATCGGTACCATGTCCTCCAAGAGAAAACAAAACGAAGAAAAAGAATTAAAACCAATCGATAATCTTGTTTATAAGACCTTTGTAAACAAATTTAATGATCAATATTCCGAACACCTCTTTGTAGAACAAAAAGAGCTTTTAACAAAATACATCTCTTCCTTTACAGACAATAGTTTGCAATTAAAAATTTATTTAAATGAGGAAATTGATAGACTTAAGGATGTTATTTCGGAATCTGTTGGGTATGAAGATGTTAAAACAGATCCTGAAATGATCACTAAGACTAACAAGGTTTTGGAAGTTATAAAAGAATTTCATAGTAAAGAAATCGACGGAAATCTAATTAAGAAAGTACTAAAAATTCAAAATTTAGCAAGGGAAATACAACAATAAATGACAATTGATGTGAAAATAAACCCAACCCAGAATCAAGAACAACCCCAGCGGCAAGTTCAAGCAGATATTGACCTGAACATAAGAAAGAGCGTTGACGGCAATTTGATGATTTTTGATCATGATGAGTTGGATATAGTTATAATGCCTGCAAAAAATAAAATTGTGGCATTTCCCAAAGATAAGACATCAGATTCAATTTACGCAGCCCAAGACAGACTCTTTTACGATTTAATCAAAAAAGGCCTTATTACACCAGAATCCGTGCACGCAGGAAATATATATGGTTCAATGGAAGCAAGACTAGCTTCATCTTACGATGGTTCGATAAACCCTGTCGACATGGCTGTTTTAATTATTGGTAAGTTTATTAAAGAAGAAGAACCCTTCTTCGCTCTTCACAAAAAACAAGCGAAAGATTATGTTGAAGATCTTACAGATCCGTCCGATGAAGACTCAACAGAGCTTGGAGAAGTCCCACACGCAGAAAAGAAAGGATCCCTACGTCCAGGATATATTCGTGGCCCGTATGGTATGACTTCTTTCTATAGATATTAAGAGGGACTATGGAGCTTGTTTATTTTATTTTATGTGCATACGGTATAACATCAGTAATTGTTTATAGCCATGTGACTAAAACCCCTAGAGAGTATATTTCTTCAAAATCAGATTGGTTATGCGAACTACTTCATTGCACAATGTGCACTGGTTTTTGGGTTGGTGTATTCTTGTGCGGAATAAACAAGTTCACGGAACTATTTACATTTGACTATAATTTCGTCAACTTTTTACTTTTAGGCTCTCTTTCTGCGGGCACTTCTTATTTACTTAATTCAATTGTAGACGATGACGGAATTAAAATTGGGAGTAAAATTACATGAACACTGAAGCTTATACACAAAAATGGATGTTGCAGCCGGTTAGACGTTGTTGCAAAGGATCGTGACTATGACCAAATATTTATTAAGAGAGTTTTATGAACTTTGTGAAGGTGGAGTTTGCCAAGATCTTTTAACTGAAGACGAAAAACGACTTGTTAGAGAAGGAAAAGCTTGCTTTTTAACAGGTGTCATGCAGCGCGCCGGCGTAAAAAACGGCAACGGCCGCATTTATAAGAAAGATACCTTGCAAAGAGAGATAGAAAATTATCATAAATTGGTAAAAGAGCGGAGAGCGTTGGGAGAACTTGACCACCCGGACGATTCCGTCATTAACTTAAAAAACGCCTCTCATTTGGTGACAGATGTGTGGTGGCAAGGCGATGATGTCATGGGAAAGGTTCAAGTACTAAATACACCATCTGGGAAAGTACTACAAGAACTTGTTAAGGCCGGCGTAAAACTCGGTATTTCTTCCAGAGGCATGGGCTCGGTGAAAGAATCAAACGGAGATACAATTGTAGAAGATGATTTTCAATTAATCTGTTTTGATTTTGTCTCTGAACCTTCAACGGACGGCGCTTTTATGATGTCAGAGGCTAAAAAAATAAATATTAGCGAAAACGTCATTACGAAGGCCGACAAAATTAATAGAGCATTAAACGATATTTTAAGAGATTAATAATGAAAAAAACAGAGCTAGCTAAAATTTTAAAACCGCTTGTAAAACAGTGTATCAAAGAGGTACTTTTAGAAGAGGGCATATTGTCAAACATCGTATCCGAAGTTGTGATCGGGGTTAATAAAGGTGTGCAGGGACAAACTATAACTGAACAAACTGTACCTCCACAACCCAGCAACCAACGCCCAGACGTAGAGTCGGAAAGAAGAAAACAAAAGATTAATGAAACAAGAAAGCAAATGTTGGATGCAATCGGTAAATCCTCGTATAATGGAGTTGATTTATTTGAAGGAACAGACCCAATGCGCACCGCCCCGTCGCCAGGCGCACCACCAGCACACGGTGCCCTAGCCAATGTTGATCCAGGCGATGCAGGCGTGGACATATCTGCGCTAATGAACAAAACACCAGTCTGGGACGCTCTTATGGGAGGCGAAAAAAAATGAGTAGAACAATTAATGTAGAAACACCAGTTCGAAACAACGAGACAGTTGACAGGGCCCTAAAAAGATTTTCAAGAAAAGTAAAAAAAGAGGGTATAATTGATTCTTTTAGAGAGAGAAGGTATTATGAAAAGCCCTCCGACAAAAAACGAAGATTGGCTAAACGAAGAAGACAGATTTTACGAAGGCTAAAACAAAAAGAGGAAACTATTTAATAACAGTGAGTTAAACGAGGAAAAAACATGGCAACACACAATATACATACAAGCTGGGGGAGGACAAGAAGTCCAAAAAATTTAGCAGGCGCGAACGGCACCGCGATAACTCCAGAAGCAGATACAGATAATTTAGAAGGCATAGTGAAACCGGTCGACGCAGTAGGCTATGCAACGGAAGCGCAAAGATACTTGCATGTACTTGTTGAGGAGGTGAATCCTGGAAGCGATATAAACTCGGCTGCAACAACAGTGTTTGGTTATA